AAAGGATTTCATAAAACATTGTACCTTATCTCTGGCATCTTTTCATCCAATGGGTCACATCTATTGACAACGCAGAAGGAAGTCGAATAAAATCGTAAAAAAAGTATTGACAAATGAAAAAAATCATGTTATAATAAAAAAGAATCCAAAAAAGAAAGAGGAGGGCTTGACATGGCACAAAAACAAACACGTTCCAAACAAATTGCAGATAACCGTGCTGTTCGGCACTCTTATTTTGTATTGGAAGATTTTGAAGCAGGCATTGCTTTGCAGGGAAATGAAGTGAAATCCATTCGACAGGGCAATGTTAACTTGAAAGACAGCTGGTGTGATATTAAAGATGGAACATTGGTGCTGAAAGGGATGCATATTTCTCCCTATGAAAAAGACGGATTAGCCCGTACCGATCCCAGACGGGAACGGCAATTGCTCATGCATAAGCGAGAAATTTTGCGGCTGTTCGGAAAAATCAAACAAGACGGTCTGACCTTGATTCCATTGAATTTGCATTGGAGCGGGTCGAATGTAAAAGTACAGATTGGACTCTGCAAAGGGAAAAAGTTGTATGATAAGCGGCAATCCGCAGCAGAGCAGGCAGCAAAGCGACAGATTGACCGCACAATGAAATCACAATACCGATGAAATCAGGGAAAACCTGTTTCTATAGAATGGGGGCGTAAAGGTTTCGACGGGGACTGTGCAGTGGAATAAGCGAGCAGAGTTGGCATCGTCTCTTTAAAACGAAGCACGTTTTAAATTAAACGCTAAAAGAAATATCTCTGTAAGCTTCAACAGAAGCTTACAGGTAGCTGCCTAAGTCAGCTACTGTCGCCCACAGGAGTACCACGGCCTGTGCTGCGGCATAACGCAGTGGTGAACGATTCTTCGGCCTGTTCACACCGTTGAATGGCATTTGAACTATGGACAGTTGCAGCCTGTTTATCGGCGGCTTTTGTCCGGAATTTGAAAAGATAAACTACGCTCGTAGAAAGTTGCAGGAATCGGTTTTCGGACACGAGTTCGACTCTCGTCGCCTCCACCATACTTGCACCTCTATTTTGATACAATTTAGAGGTGCTTTTTTATGCCCAAAAGCCAGCGAAACAGCGTGGATTTCAAAAAGTAATCGTTCTTTGGGACGTGTTCAAAAGCAGAAAAACCGGCTCAGATTTCCCTCTGAATCGGTTTTCTGTTTGCGTAAACGTTTTTTTGTGGGCAAAAATGCACCCAAAATTTTTTGAAATGCACCCGCTTTCAAGACAAAGAGAAACCGGCGTACCTGCGATGATATTCGCAAGATACGCCGGTTTGTTTTAACCTTGGATTTCTGTTCCGTCTAAGAATTGAAAAATCATTTTCCCATCATGGAACACCGTCACTTTTTCTATCGTTGCTCGCCATAGCTCCTCATCAAAGCTGTCCAGCACTTGCGGAACAGCAGAAATGGTTTCCAGGAAGTGATGTAACGTATCCATCCTGTTGATGCGTGCTGCTCTCTCTTGCTGCAGCTTGGTGAACTGCTGTTGTAACTTCTCATATTGCTGCACCAATGCATGATACTTTTGGTCGTACTCCTCCTGATCTTGCTCGGTTTCAGCATTTTGTGCGATATGTTTTTTTGTCACGGCAGCTACCGCATTCATCTCCCGACTGGCTTTTTCAATTCGCAGGTCGAGTAGTGTCGTATTGGAAAGATCATCGATGAGCATTTGGCAAGTTTCTAAAACCAAATCCCTTTGCTGAAAGAAACTCGCAAATGCAGTTAGAAATCGCATTTTGATTTCATCCTCGTACAAATGCGGAGTCGTGCAATTTTGAGAAAATTTCTGATTGCATTGCCAAATAACACGCCGATATTTACTGTTGGAGTGCCAGACCTTTGCTCCAAAGAAGCCGCCACAGTCACCACAGATGATTTTTGCAGAAAAAATATCATTTCCGCTGAATTTACGCCCCAGCTGTTTGCGTTTTGCCATTTCTGCTTGTACCAGTTCAAATTCCTCTGGGGAGATAATGGCAGGATGGCTCTCCTCAATGTAATATTGGGGTACTTCACCCTCATTTACTTTGGTCTTTTTCGTGAGAAAATCCACAGTAAATTTCTTTTGCAGCAGAGCAGAACCTTTGTATTTTTCGTTGGTCAGGATACTCCCAATCGTTCGTATATGCCACTGTTCCTTTCCGGCAGGCGTTGGAATACCACGGTCGGTCAGATTTTTTGCAATTGCATAGTAGGATTTTCCCTCTAAAAACTGCTTGTAGATCTGTCGAACAATCTCTGCCTCATCCGGCACAATTTCCGGCAAGCCATCTGCTCCTTTCCGGTATCCCAGAAATCGTTTGTACGGCAGACTAACCTTTCCATCGGCAAATCGCTTTCGATGTCCCCATGTCACATTCTCCGAAATAGAACGGCTTTCCTCCTGTGCCAAACTGGACATGATGGTGATTAGCAGTTCTCCCTTGGAATCCAATGTGTAGATATTCTCTTTTTCAAAGTAAACTTCTACATTCTTTTCTTTCAATTTTCGTACAGTCGTCAGGGAATCCACCGTGTTTCTTGCAAATCGACTAACGCTTTTGGTGATGATCAGATCGATTTTTCCATCCAAAGCATCTGCAATCATTTGATTGAATCCATCTCGGTGAGCCATGCTGGTAGCACTGATGCCCTCGTCCGTGTAGACCTTGACAAACTCCCAGTCCTCACGTTTTTGAATGTATTTTGTGTAATAATCCACCTGTGCCGCATATGAGGTGAGTTGCTCCTCGAAATCTGTGGAAACACGTGCATAGCCGGCAACCTTTCGTTTCACTTTCTGCGTTTTGGGCAGGTGCGTTTGTGGATTGATGGTTGGCGGAATCATGGTAACTTTTCGTTCCATTTTCGACTCCTTTCTCGTGCTGCCTGTTTCATCTCCTCTGTCCAGCTTTCTGATCTTGAGGGATATTCCCAGTGGCGTATTTCTGATGTTCCATCATGAAAGAAAAACTGTACCTCAAATGGTTTTGGGATCACAATGTGATGAATGTTATCTCGAAATACGACCTCATCGAATTCTGTCAATTTCAGTATATCGCAAATCAAAGAATACAGGATGGATTCTGGAATTTGCTTTGAACCAGGGCAGTATTTTTTTCCTCTCCGCAAAAATGTAGCACATAACCAGATGATTCCCTGTGGGAGTTGTTTTCGTTGATAGTTCTTTCCACATAATCCACAGGTAATGAGACCACTAAGCGGATAACGATTTGTAGATCCATCATGGGTATATTGTTCATGCCGCTGATCCAATATGGTTTGTACTTTGATAAAGGTGTCAAAATCGACAATCGGTTCGTGGGCTTGCTCTACATAGTATCTCGCCAATTCGCCTTGATTTTTCGTTTTTATCTTTTCGATATGGTTATTGCGATAGTACTTCTGAAGTAACAAGTTTCCAATATACTTTTCATTGGTCAGAATCTCACGAATTCTCGGATGTGTCCATAGATTTCCTTGACGGGTAGGAATACCCATCTCGTTGATCTTATTTGCAATTCGTTGTTGACCCATACCAGAGATGTAATCAGAAAAAATCATACGGACAAGCTCCGCCTCTTTCGGTTCGATCTCCAAGATCCCATCCGCATTTCGGCGGTAGCCCAGAATCGTAATGCTGCCGATTTTGCCATTGGAAAAATCCTTTCGAATCTGCCATTTCCGGCTTTCACTGCTAGAGAAACTTTCCTCCTGTGCGTAGGATGCCAAAATCGTGAGCATCAGTTCGCCATCGGAACTCAAGGAGTGAATGTTCTGCTCCTCGAAATAAACATCAACCCCCAGCAATTTCAATTCCCGCACCGTTTCCAATAGTGTGATGGTGTTTCTTGCAAAACGGGAAACTGATTTTGTAAGAATCAAATCAATCTCGCCATTTCGGCAGCGTTCCAACAACTTTTGAAATTGTTCTCTGGAATCTTTTGTACCAGTGATTGCCTCGTCTGCATAAACACCACAGTATTTCCATCCGGGGTGCTGCTGGATCATACGGCTGTAATAACTGACCTGTGCCGACAGAGAATGGAGCATCGCATCCTTTCCGCTGGACACTCTGGCATAAGCTGCAACATTCTGCATCCTCGGAAATTTTTCCGGAAATACGACTTGTTCAACAACACGTTCCATAAATACGCCTCCTTTGTCCCTCTATCATCGCTCTTATCCGGCAAAAAATCAAGCGATTTCCCGATAAATACTCTTGTCTGGAATGTTGCACCGTTCAGCGATTTTTCGCTCACATTTTCGATATTCGGACTCTGAAATCGTACCATTTTTCCAAAGCTGACGGAATAGAGAAACTGCGATTCGATAGGCAGCAATTTGCTGCAGCTTACTGGTCGTCATGTTGATTCCTTTCCCGATAACAGGCAATCGTACAGTATTTTCTGTGCTGGCTGGGATAGGCTTTAAAAGTAGAGCCGCATTTTACACAAGTATAATCCAGCATTCCGGCGGCAAGGTTTTGTTTTCGCCACCAAGCAGATCGACAGCGACCGGAACAGAATTTTTTCTGTCTTTTATGGGGCAGCTGTATCAAGGGTTTTCCGCAATTCGGACAGCTGTTCTGTTTTTTTCTTCGGAGATAAGATTTGATTGTATTGGGAGAGATACCGAGGGATTCTGCAATTTTAGCTGTCTTTTCTCCTGCAGCAAGCATTTGTGAAATGATTTCTTTTTGACTTTGTGTCATAGAAAATACCTCCTTCTAAGTTCCTATGGAGAAAAAACTGCAATTTGAGTACAAAAAAATCCCGAAGCTGTTCAAGGAGAACAACTCCGGGAAATGGTTAGATGAAATTATCCCAAGAAGCATAACCGGTCACATACTGTCCCACCGGTGTCTTTCCGCAGAACTCCGGCTTTGTGGTGATCCGATAACGACCGTTCTTGCAGGCAATGCCGTCATAGAGATAGTAAGTGCCGCTGATTCTTCTGGTTACAGATGTAGTTTCTGCACTGGCGAACAGAGGCGTGTTGGCACGAATGGTAACCTTCTGTCCCTTGGTGAACTGGCTGCCATTGGTGTAGACCACATTTCCGTTGGCGTCAAATACAGAATATCCGACCTTGCAAGCTTTCTTCGCATTCTCCAAAGAAGAATACGCACCTAGCTGCGACTTTGCATCTGCCCAAGACTTTCTTACCCGGTAAAGCTGCTTTGTAGAAGGTGCAGCAGAGGAACCTGCATTCAAATAAGACTGCACCTTTTTCTTAAACTCTGCCCAATGCGGCAAAATGTACGCCGGACACATCTTGTACCGATTGTACATGGTGTTCAACTGGTCAATCGTTCCATTTCGTCCGTCACGAACATTGAGCCAGTGGGTATGGGTGTAGAGATGGCTGATGTCCAATCCATACTGTTTTAATAACGCTGCTGCCAATTTCGCTGCATTGTCCTCCGATTTTTGATCAGCAGAATTGTATGCAGAGGACATAATACACTCGATAGCGATGGTTCTGCGATTTCCATTACCACTGCCATCAGCAGCGTGCCAGCCGCTCAGGCTGTGTGGCAGATTCTGCCATGCACAGATATTGTCAACGTAATAGTGGACACGCACGTCCTTCATGTTGTTATTGACGGTTGCCCTTGTATACTGTTCCGCAGGGGTCGTGCCGCTTGCTACTGTGATCCAGTCTGTATTGTGAACAGTCACACCAATGATTTTCCCCGCCATGGAAACAGAGGGCATATCAATGTGGTTGGGATTGTGTTTGGTGAGTAAATACTCGTTGATTTTTACTCCGTTCAGAGTCGTTGTTGCATCTGGTCTTAAAATAGTCATATTACTTGTCCTCCTTGTCGGTCGTTTCTTCGGTTCTGCCGATTTTCGTTTGCAGAACATCAATTGCTTTTTTGATTGCAGGCGGATACGGGATCCCCATTAAACTTGTATTTTCCACAATGGAAAGCAGTTCGTTCAGGCAAAAGCTGATGCAAACAGCATCCCGGATGTAATTGGTATTCAGCAGAATATCCATCCGAACTGCAACGACGATTAGCATTAAAGTGCAGACTTTTTTCGCCAGACCGAACCAGCCGGCTTTGGAAGAAAGTCCGCCGCTTTCCGTGTGTTTCGATTTTTTCATTATGGCGGTGATGATGCCGGTGAAAAAGTCGATTGCCATAAAGACGACTAGTGTCACCAGAGCAGAGTCCCAGCCGCCAAAAATGGCAGTAAAAAAGCCGCCGGCCAAGCCGACAGCTACACAAATGGTTTCTTTCATTTTCAACCCTCCAGTACTTTCAGAAATCGGATTTTCGGGTGGGAATTGTTGCTTCTGCCTGCCCATGCAAGGTAATATTCGCCGTCAGAAATGCCGGTGCATTCTGTGATGGTGGTGATAAAGGTTTCCGACTGCAGCCATTGGAAATCCAGAGAAACCGCACGATTTGCATCGATCTCTGTGTTCACATACACACCAATAGGAATGTCGATCTTCTGCGGTTTCTGCACCAGATACAGGCTTCCGGCTTCGCTGGAACCCGACTGATAGGACATCACGATTTCCGCATTTTTCGTCAGAGACAGCGGCTTTGCACAAACGGTCAAGACCGACTTATCCCAGTTAAAACACGTTTGCGAGTAGGACAACATGAAATTATTTTCTGCACTGCAAAACTGCGGATAAGCAGTCAGGAAATCCGCCATTGTCTGATACCTGCCGTCCAGAATCATACTGAGATTTGATGCATAGGTCGAAATGGCATTCTGCCCGGACTGAAACA